GATCGTATGCCGCTTGCCCTAGATATTTCATAGCGCTAGTTAATATCACTGAACTACCGTTAGTCAATAATCCTTCGTCGTATTGGTCTACATCGACACCAACAATAAAGACTTCATTTCCATCTTCGGCTCTTGTCTTAGCTTCGTTAATTGCGCCAACACCGACACCGCCAGCAGCTGCAAACACAACATCAACGCCTTTATCATACATTCCGGCAGCGATCGCTTTTCCTGCGTCTAAATCGGTAAATGTGCCTTGATAGATATAGTCTGTCACCTCTACATTTGTTCCTAAGCAATTGTTAGCATACGCGATTCCAGCGACGAATCCCCAACCTAACTTTTGAACCGCTGGAATTTCCATTCCACCTAAGAAGGCAACCTTATTCGTTTCAGTTTCTAATGCTGTCGCAATTCCGGCTAAAAATGACGCTTGTTGTTCAGCAAAGAAAATCGAAATTGTATTATCTGCAACTTCATACTTAGGGTTCCCGTGATCGTCAACGCCTACAAGTGGCTCAGCATCAATCGCAACAAACTTGATGTCTGGATGCTTCTCTTGCGCTACTCCTAACGCTTCCTCAAACTTAAATCCTGGTAATACCACCACTTCTACACCAGTCATCGCTAAATTATCAATCGCTTCTAAATAATCCTGTGTCGTCTCGCCTGTTGGCATTAGATACTGAACCTCTGCGCTTGGATTATCTTCTTTGTACTCCAACACACCTTCCCAAGTTCCTTGATTGAACGATTTATCATCGATTGTACCCGAATCTGTTACCATTCCAATTTTAATTCCTTTTTCTTCTGATCCTTCTGTTTTAGCGCAAGCGACTAATCCTAAAGTTAGGGCAGCCACCATCGATAATTTCATTAATTTGTTCATTTTCATTCCTCCTATTCAAAAACTTCATTCAATAATCTTTCCAATTCTTCGCGACCTTTTTTTACTTTGCGTTTAATCTCGCGATCGCAAAATCCCAACTCTTCTGCGACAAACTCAACACTTTTCAATTCTAAATATCGCATTTTTAAAGCATTAGTTTCAGCCGGCATATATTGCTGCATTAACGATAAGGCCCTTTCGATTGCCGCTACCTCTAACCTAACCGCCAACCATTTCACTCTTAAACGATCTTTCTTTAGCATCAATCTTTCGTATTGCTCTTCTAAACTCATTCGCGGTCCTGGAATATCGTCCGTAATCACCTTGGCTTTAATTTTAGGTTTTTCTAAATACTCCAATTGTGACTCAATCATTGCTAATTGTTCTTTTTTACATTTGTAAGTTCGTAAAGCCTCAATCGCATTTATTGCCACATCCGTTCCCCCTTTAAGAGTTATTTATCTTTCTTTTCCATTGCCGAAATCTTTTTCATCAAATCCACAACATTAATTGCCGTTTTAGTTAAGTCCGCATCCTTTTGGATAAGGTTATTTTTATTTAACATCGCTAGTTGACCTCTAGTAACAAGGTGTAAGTTGTCTATATCGAAATTTCTTTTATCTCCATCAAGGAAGATGACGGCAGAACCTTTCGGCACCTTCCCATGATGTTTTTCGTAAATTAATACGTGTTTCAGTCTCCAACGTCTACCCGTATCACTAACTTTGATTTCACAATATCCATCCTTTGTTATTCGTTCTGAACCTAAAGGTCTATAATTATAAGGCTTGTGCCCTTTTTTAAATGAAGTTACATTAGCTTTCATCAAGCCTTTTGTACCCTTGTTAACTGGTTCTTGACCTTTCTCGAACCGACCTGTAAAACCTGTTTTAAGGCCGTAGCGCTTAATTGCTCCAGATATTTGTTTAACCGTATAGTCATAGCAAAATTTAGCGATCATCAGTTCCAAAATCTCGTGATAGTGTCTGCCTGGTGTAATCTCAGCTAAATATTGCTTTTCTTCATCGTTCCAAATATGTTGTGGTCTAGTGTTTTTAGTTCCTTTAGGTCGTCCCATCTTTATCCCTCCAACATTTTAGGTAATTTAGTGTTTGCATCTAGTCTATCATCCATCATTTTCTTAGACTCTAGCACTAATGAACCATTAGCGATGATTTGCTGAGCGATTGAAGTCACAGCCTTCGCTCTCGAAATTTCTTCTAATAACTCTTCGCCTTTGATATCCTCATCGCTCAATCTTTCAAGTTGTGCGAATAAATGGTTGTTTAAATCTCCTAATGTGTTCTTCATTTCCTCTTCCTCCTTAAAATAACTATTCTAATCTACTAATTGAACGATGTAGTGCGTATTCCAACCGTAGTAAGTTTTGTCTTTGAAATCTTTAAGTTCAACTTTCATCCCTAACCTAGCAAACTCATCAATAATTCCGTCAGCTTTAAATTTCTTTGACACAATCGTATTTCCGAATTTTTTCATAGCGACAACTTGGAATCTTTTTAATTTCACTTTTTGCTTAGTTGCCGCGATCTCCGCTTCAAGTTCTTTTGATTCTCTGAGAAGTTTTGCTTTTTCTCCGCCCATTTTCCCTTTTTCAGATGGCGTTAACACCATTTCTTTAGGAATTGAAATTCCTAATTTAGCTAACTTGTTAGCCGTTTGGACGCCGAATCTACCTTCGCCCTTCGCTAATTTAGAAATAGCGTTTGGCGATACCCCCGAAAGTCTAGACAACTCTCTTTGCTTCATATTGTGTTTTTTCAAATATTCCTCAACCGTCATCGACTTATCCCCCTTTAATAGCTATATTCACAATTACAAGCCACTTCGCCACTTTCAATCTTCCCTAGATCATCAACCGGTGGCACAAAATTAGCTTCGTAAAAATCTCGCAACTTGCACTCATTGCGGTTCTTAGTACAACCTTTACACTCAGCGTACAACTTACCATCAATTAACGAATGAAACTCACCAAGCGTCAACGTACGCTCACCGCATTTTGATAACATCTTTTCTAATTTTTTGATTTGATAGTCATCTGCTAAACGTAATTCCCAACTATTCAATCTTTTATCCAGTGTACTTTTCGTCTTTCTATCCAAATTGTCCTTGATGAAACTCTCGAAAAATTTACGCTGATAGGTTGTTGCCATTTTCAAATACTTAATCTGTTCTTTTGTGATAATTCCGCTTTGTTGAAACTTTTCCCAAATCGGTACGCAGTCGCCAACTCCTGTTAGTGAGCGCATCCCCATCAATAACTGATGAGTAGCGCCTAACATCATGATTTGATTCATTTCCTCTTGTCGCAAATAACCGCGTTTAACCTTGCGTTCTCTTAAGTTGACACCATCTTTAAATACTTCAAACCCTTTCTTCATCTTCGTTCTCTCCCTTTACTCAATTAAAATGGTAACATTTCGTCACTAATGTTAATGTTTGAACTAAAATCCCCACCGTTCATCCAATAACTTCCTGGATCTTGTTGCTTCTTCTCATAACGCACTTCTGCAACCGTTCGTTCCTGTTGCTTTGAACCTAAAAACTCAACCTCATGCGCTACAACTTCTGTCCATGTACGTTTTTCTCCGTTTTTTTCATATGGTCGCACTTGGATACGACCTACAACACCAATCTGACTTCCTTTTGATTGATATTTAGCTAAGTTTTCAGCTTGTTTTTTGTAAACAACTACCGGAATGAAATCCGCACCTTCTCCAAATCGATTAACAGCCAAATTAAATTGGCATACTGGCGTTCCGTTCGCTGTTGATTTAATTTCTAGGTCATTTGCGATACGACCAATAAGTGTTACATTATTCATTTTTATACCTCCGATAATTTGATTTTGACTTCTGCATTTTCTGCGTAATATTTTTTCACAACCAGTTCGACAACTTGCTTGTCATCATGATAAGCTAACCCATTCAATGAATCCAAAATAGACTTCGCTAAATTATCGCAATCCGGCTTAACTGTAGGACGCATTTCACCTTCAAGTTTAGCCTTCTTCTTAACTTTGCTATCTGATTTAGGCACTTGAACCAAAACCTCAATTTCGGCTCTGACTTGATTTTCATAGGGCAACCACCCAAATTGTTTGGCGTAATCTGAATAACACATTTTAACGTAATTCTCGTAAACCAACGTTTCTTTTGGTGTGTATACAATGCCCGATCTACCCATTCTAGGTCTTTGTTTGGCCTGTGCCTTGCCAGGGATTTTAAACTCTCTCATCGTTCCCCACCACCAGTTCTAAAATTTTAGGATGAACTTTACTCGCGTCTGTTCTAGCCTTATTGAACACATCAAATTCACTAACATCAAACCCTAAATCGATAGCTATTTCCTTGAACCAAGCCGGAATTTTTTTCTTTTCTTTCCAAAGGTTGTAAGTGTTACTTCTAACACCGAATAATTTACAAAACGGATCAAGCGTAATCCCGTTAGTCCTTAAGAAGTTATCGATTGTCCCTTTTTGGTTGTCGTTCTTGATATCCATTATGATATCTTCTTGGCTTTTTTTTCGGTTTCTAATTATTAGCCCCTCGTACTCTTCCAGGGGTTTGTCCGCATTTTTATCCCACTTAATCTTTGTGCAAAATTCAACTTTAGATGTATAGTATGGGATGTTCTTATCTTTTAAAATACTTGTTATCAACTCTAACTGATCCCTATTCAGCGCATAGAGTTCCCCCTCTTGGCTTATTCGCGTAAACTGGTCAGTGTCATACTTCACATAAAATAAATTATTCATCTCCGCTCGCATCTCCTATCCCTAGTTTTTAAATAAATCTCCGGACCTATATCTGCATCAAAATTCAATCTTCTAAGTTCATAAACTTTCTTCATCTTTTCCCTGTATGCTAAGTAAGGTTCGCAATAACTATGGCAATTAAAACGTCTCTCAGTGCAATCTTTACACTTACGAAATACCATTAAATCCCCAGCTTTCTTATTGTTTTTTCATTAACCTTGATACCTTCGACTTTATATTTAGCGTTAAATGTCTGCCAACCTATCGTGTGCGTTTCCTGGTGATGTTCGGCACACAATGCGATTAGCCTTAATTTTGTATGATCCACTTCATTTCGGTTTCTACCACTTCCAACCGCATCGACATGATGAATATGAGCGTGTTTTTTGCCACATACAGCGCATTTACGGTGGACTAGGCATAAATATAGGTAATTGTTTATTTCTCGTGCCAAATCGACTGTATTTGCGTTTAACGGGATATCCCATTCGAAGCAAAACTCCAAAATATATTCGATAAAGTATCTCGCTGTCGTCATATCTACATTTGACAAACTAAAATACTCTCTATCTTCTTTAATCATGAATCCTACTTTTAGGACATTCTCTTTCAAATCTTCAACATCATGACCTGTGTAGTCGCTAATATCTCTACATAACGCATAAATTTTCTTCCGTTGATCGCTCGATATCCTTCTACCATCGTCAACTCTAATTTCCCCGTACATCACATCCGCTAAAAACCTCTCGTCAATTAACTCATTAGGGATGTGGCATTTAAGCCACGCCCCTTTTGAATCCTCTTGATAATCCCAAAATATAGCTTTAAGCATTTTTATCAGGCTTTTGGCTTAGCATTTCAATCAATTCTTTGGCTTGTTTATCGCTCAACTTGTCGTAAGCGTCCACGCCGTAAGCAGTTTTGACGTGTTGTTGCACTGCAACTTCATTAACGTATTTTGTTTCGATTAATTTCATGATCTTAGCGGCGTTGACATTGGCTTTCGTCTTGCTTGGTTTATCATCTTTTCCGGTCGTTGCGTCTAATCCATCAGACTCTACAATCTCAAAAGCATTAACCCATAAATAACGTCGTAAATAAGTTTGTACCGCTCCCAAGTTCTGCACGTCATGGCACCCCTTAAGATTTGCATTACTCATTGGAGACGTAAAAACTAATTTCTCATCCGTGTTCTCAGCATTTACGATTGTTAATGTTGCCATGTCGTTATCAAAACTGATGTTGCTACAAAGATTATATTTCTCTAATAAACTGTTGATCGTTGGCAAGAAATCACCCAATTCGAAATAATGATAACCAGCGAATTTGTTATGTCCCGATTTCTTCAACGGTTTTTCTTGAAACTCACAACGTGCTTTTTGCATTTTACTGTAAATATTGTTCATTCTCTCTACCTCCTATAAAATCACTTCGAATTTAGGGACAAACACTTTCCCATCTTTTTTTTGCGTCCCCATTAAGTGAATGGTTAAGTCATAAACCTCAACGTCACCGAAATTTTTTACAACGTAATCATTCTCGATACAGTAGCATTTGCCGTCTTTCCAAACATATAGAAACTCATCGCGCATTCTGTTCAACTCTACAACTTGGCTTAATGTTGGTTTGCTCATTATTTATCCCCTCCGAAATCGATTTGAATTTCTGTTGCAACCGCATGAATGAAAAATTTAAGGTTCGGGCATTTTTCTGTTTGCCCAAATAAACGCCTAAACATCTCCGTATCAACCAAATAAGCATTTTCAATCGCCCATCGACAGTTTCGATCAAAGCTACAATATTTAACTTCACCTTCCGGATAAATCGATTGATAAATTTCTTTCATCATCATAGGCTCGCCCTTATCAACGACCATTAAAATCGCTTTTGCCAATTCGTTAAAACCTTTATTAGCCGGGTTCACACCTAAATCCAACAACATTTGTTTAACCACGTTCTTCATTGTTTTTTTCTCCTAATTTTTGTTTTTATGAATATTTAACTCTCGACTTGTGTATAATAAACGTGTAAAATATTTACGTTATTGTTTAACTAAAGTGTTGCAGTGCCTTAGTTAACCCCCATATGAGCAAGAACCGTAATAAATTCGACGTAAGTCATCTGCTTAAAGAGATGTTGCAGCATCTCATTATTGCTGATGGCTTTTTGTTTTATCGCAATAATGTCAACGATCAATGTTTTTAACTCAATTTCATTTTTTCGACAGTAGCGCAAGAATGCTGCATCAAACTCTAAATCACTCGAAGTCCAAAAATCGATAAACCCGACCACACGTTTAGCCATTACTCCGCTTGGATGAATACCAATTTTGAATAAAGCCGTTTCCCCGTTTGTCATAAAACCACCTCATCTTTAAATCTATAATTTCTCTCTTCATTGCGACCGATTTGCACCATAAAGCGATTGGTCGCTTTTTGTTTCATGCGCCCAGCTATTGCTTCATCGATTTGTCGTAACTCGCTGATTAACAATTCAGATGATATGATAGTCACTAAATCATTGTTGTAACGATAATTGATTAATCTGAAAGCATAATTTAAGTCCGCATCCGTGAATTTCCCTTTTAGGAAGTCATCGATGTATAAAACTTCTGATTTTGAATAGTCGTTGAAGTAATTATCACGATCTGAATCAAAACTCATTTGTTTCAACTTATCTACGAAGTCATTCCAAATCATGTATTTAACTTGAACATATCTTTTTTTATCTTCGTCATAGTGCGTCATTCGTTCATTACAGATGGAAGAACAGATATGCGTCTTACCGCATCCACTCTGACCTAGCGCTAAAAACCATTCTTTTGACTTCTGAGCATTCAAAATGTAGTCCTTAGCCTTTTCCTTCATCTCGACTTGAAATGGCTCTACAGCGTCAAAAAACCGCAATTTATGGCTTAATAATTCTTTCATGCCGCTTTCTTCGGCATTTTTTTTAGATTTACGGACTTTCATGCACTCACAATCATCGATATATGATGTGTCGTTATCTTTGTCATAGTAAGTGATAAAACCTCTATTTAGGCATAGATCACAATCGAAGTCTTTTAAATTGCCTTTACGTTGGTTATCCAACTCAACTAATTGCTGAGTGATTGTCTTTTCTCCTGCGTCATAATTATCTGTAAGTTTAGAATCCCAATCGATTTCTTTAGATAGTTTTAAAGCTAGTTGAGATAAACTTTTCATTTTTTCCTCCTATAAAACTTTTAAGCCACATGAATCGATGTATGGTCCTGTTTGTTTAGTCGTCGTTGTTTTTGAATTTAAGTAGCTTTCAAACTTTGTCCCGAATAAAGTTTCCGGTCTTAGATATTCTTTCATCTTTTGATCTCGTAACCAGTCACTACATTTTTTATCAATCACTTGCTTAAAATCACTTACTGTAAATCCTTCTGCAAGTCTTGCTCTGATATGACGTTGAGTGACTTTAGATGTATGTTTGAAATTTTTGTTTGTTTTTTGATTTAGATATTGAACGATTTCTTCGTATGGAAGTGGTGTCGTTGAGCTTTGCTCGACAATATCTTTTATATCTTTGTTAGTTAATTGCTTAGTTAACTGATAGTTAATTGGTATAGGTTGTTCATTTTTAAACTGCACATCGTTCAAATCTGAACCGTTATCTGTTCGATTTTGAACAAGAGTTCGTTCAAATTTAGGCAAGGCATACCAAGTCGTTCTGTCGTAAGCCAATTTATTGTAATTACCTTTAATTAGTAGTCCTTGATTCTCTAAAGAAGCAATAATTCTTTGTATTTTAGCTCTATTCCAAAATGGAAATAATTCAGTTAATGCTTTTTGAGAGTTATAAGTCCATGTATATCCATCGTAAAAATGTTTATCATTGGCTTTGTTTTTGGCTATCCAATAACTGAAATACTGATACATGATAGCTTCATTCACTCCATGCTCTTTAGCAAAATCTCCATCAAAACTAAAGTTCATCACTTCACCCCTTTATTCGTGAAATATTCCCTTACTAACTCATCTCTTTCAGACTTCCACTCCGATATTTGTTTCTGATATTCGTTTAAACATCGTTTTTCGTCGATTTGAAGCGTCAAAAACTCTCCCTCGATATCCTTTTCAAGAATGTAACTAGAAAGGCTTAGAGCGTCTAAAAATGCGATTATCGTATCCCCTAGCAATTCATCGATAGGTAACTTAATAATTTTCGGCGATTCTTCGTTCAATAATCCCTTTTCGATTTCGTCTGCAACTACATCATTGATTGTCTTTTCAATGTATCCGATCATCGGTAAATCTTTTACTTGCATAATCCTTCCCCCTCGTCGATAAAGACATTTGCGCATAACCAGTTGTAAAACATAACTCGTTGACGTTTTGGCAACATTCTACAAAGCAACACAAACGCCACCTCAAATGCTCTGTGAAATGCAACGAATAAAATTAATACTGCTAATACGATTAAACCTCCCATTTTAAATCCCCCTAAATCAATTTCGATAATTTGTTAATACAAAACTCAAATGATTCATGCTGAAACGTTACAACCTTAAATCCTGTCATAAATGCTGCGATCCATTCGCCATTTCGTTTTTCAATTGTCCCCACTTGTTGATGTTGGCGATAGATTTTAAATCCTGTTACTGACTCATGAATACTCTCGTAAGCCACAAGCGATAAATCCATCCATCCCATTTCTAAGCCCCCTTAGCTTCTTTAAATTGACTAGCCATTGAATAGCCGATAATGATCCCGGCTAGTTGATCTTTTTGCTCTTTCGGCACAATATCCAGCGCTGCGAATATCTTCGACACGATTTGAGCCTTTTCTTCAATCGTCATTTTTTCACCTCTTTTTTGTGAGTTTCTTGTCCGTTTTTTCTGCTTTGCGAACCTCACAAGTTAATAATAAACTATTTTTTTCTACTTTGCAACCTTTTTTTGAATATTTTGTTTGCTTTGCGAATATAATAATAGTAATATAGTTTTATGAAAGGTGGATTTGACATGAATAACAGAATTAAAGAGTTAAGAAAGTCATTAGGATTAAATCAAACGGAATTTGGCGAAGGTATTAATTTGTCTAAAAGTCAAATAGCTTGTTACGAAAATGGTTCGCGAAATGTTACTGATAGATCTATAAGCGATATTTGCGAAAAATACAATGTTAACGAAGAATGGTTACGTCATGGGATTGGAGAAATGTTTAAGCCTGAACCAGAAATAAACGAACTGGCATATTTAATGGGAATGTTTATTTCTAACAATAGCGAAGATGAATTAAGAACTAAAATCATTAAAGCTATGTTAAGTTTAGATGATGATGGATGGAAATTTATCGAAGGGTTAGTTGAACGAATTGCAAAATAAAAAAGGCCGAGAATTATTTCTCAGCCTTTTTTATTAATCCTAAAATAAATTTGTAAATTGTTGTTAGTTTAACCTCATCATCGATTTGATTAATGACGTTTAGAATTTTTTCTCTCACACGAAATCCCCCTTTTATTTTTCAACCAATCCCTAGAATCGCTATAAAACATAACCACTCAAAAAAACAAACATTCGTTCAAATTGTTGTTTTTATAGCAATTGACAAAATTATACAATATACAATAAAAAATGGCAATTCAGTTTAATTACAGTTTTTTAAAACTTAGATTTTAATTAACCGTATCTTTCCCGTAAATATGATATTCAGTAACACCTTCATGTTCGATTATTTCTAAATAACCTTTGACGATTAACCTATCAAATACTTTTTTAACTTGTTCTTTCGGATCTTTGAAACAATTAAATAATTCACCATCAGTAAAGTATCCTTCATCAATAAACGCAAACAAAGTTAAGAAGGTTCCTAATTCCTCTAAATCTAAATCAGGATTTAATATATCCTTGTTAGGAACCATGATGTTATCTCCTTTTATGTGTGATTCTGTATGATTTACAATTTTATTCATTTTCAAAACTCCTTTTTTATTCTCCATCCTCTTTCATCCAGTCGTAATAAAACTCTTTTGGAACTGGCGCCTTGCTATTATTATTAGCTCTTTTAGTATTGATATTATTAGTATAGTTAAACTTAGTATTATTAGAGGAAAGAATTTTTCCATCCGGATAGAAAGAATTTTTCCCTTGGACAGAAAGAATTTTTCCATCCGGATAGAAAGAATTTTTATATCCTAGTTCTTCTTGCGTTTCAACGTCATTTTCAGGTTGAAGTAAGTAAAGGATATTTGGTAAATTCATACCCTGTCTAACAACATGAATTAACTCGGCATCTTTTAATTCATTGAACGCTTTTCTCAACGTAGGAGGCGAAACTCTTAACATTTCCGCTAATTCTTCTTGTTTGAAGTAGAAGTAAATATAACCTTCTTTATCTATCCAACCGTTTTTAATTGAGAGTTCATTGCGATCTTTTAATAGCATATATAATTCTCTGGCAATTCCGTTTTTCATTAGTTTGAAATATTTAGACTCTTTGTTGTAAAAAATTTGTGGCATTTGATAAAACTTTAAGCAATCTTCCGGCGTATAAGCGCGTTTTGTAATCATAATAAAAAGTCCTCCTGGTGCTGTAAATATCTAGCAAACAAAAGGACTCCACACAAAATTCAGCTAAAATGGAATAAAACTATTGCATTTAGCGCAAAATGATATTATAATTACAAACGAACTTAATAAAAAGCTATTAATTACGTTTGTAATTAATTTATACGGTGTTAGACTTCCACTTGAGCGGCCAAACTTTGTGGGAGTCTTTTTATTTTGCTAATTGAATGATATCAAATAATGTCATATTTTGCAATAAATATAAAAAGGGTTATCCACACTTTCGGATAGCCCCCTTTTTATATTATTCTCATTTTTTGTTATCGTATGCTCTAATTAATGCAAATTTTATTTTGGAAAAGTCGCTAAAGTCTGTTTTGATTGTTATCGGTTGAAATTCATGGTTATTTTTGTGGTTGGTGCATGAGATTATCAACAGTGGATAAGGCAATACAGAAGTTAGCTTTTTGTTTCTTTTATCTTCCATAACTTTCAAGTAGGTATCTCCATTCGTAAAGCCCTTTGTATTATCGCACTCAATCAGCGCGGATACTGTGTGTGTTCCAAATTTAAAGGTGATATAAATATCCGGACGTATGCCATACGCCTTTTCTAATCCTTTAAACTCAGTCTCAATGCTAATTACTTCAAATTCATCACAGAAGTGCATTAAAAAATCGGTAATAAGCAATTTGTGTTCGATTTTAGTCGGTTTTTTACCCGCATAATAAACGAAACTTTGGTCGATGTGGTCTCTATAACGTTTAATCTGTTTCAACTCATGAGCTACTTTAAGTCTGTTTTGAGCGACGGTTATCGAGGATTTGGTGTTATTGGTTGGAGATTTGTAAAATAGCATAGCGGCTTGTTTTGCGGTGATTAATAACGAAGTATCTTCTAAAAAATTAATCATTTTGATGTCTCTTGATGTTAAATATTTTTTTCCGGCCATATCAATCCCTACTTTCTAGCTTTCTTAGTCAGTAGCTGTTGATACTGTTTATCGTGATAAGCTAATTGCGTGTTCAATTCATCGTACCACTCGTCACTTAACGGATCATAATCACCAAAAGTATGCGACTCCTCATATTCTTCTACCAATTGCGAAAGCCCTAACTTAGTTGCGCATGGTTCGCAAAAATCAGACGTTCCAAATTCGTAGCAAACAACACGATGAACGCGTTGACCACAATGACGACAAGTTCTATACATAACAATCCTCTCCTATTCTGCAAAAGCATCAAAAATTTGTGACTTAGCTTTTTCATCAGCTTTTTCTTTGTTAATGACTTTAGCTTCAAGTGTTGTTCTTTTATTCTTAGCGCAAACCTCACGTATTTTTTCTTCTGTTGTCCAAAAAGTTTGAAATCTTGTTAGTTTATCAGTTTTGACAATTCCTTGACCTACTGCGTTAATGTCAATAATTTCAAGACCTTTCTCTTCGATGATATTACGACTCTCTTGTTCGTTTGATGTTCTTAAGCCGATTCTTAAACCACAGTTACAAGTGATATTTGTCGGTATAACGCTATCTGTAGGACGTTGGGTGCAAAACATTAGATGGATACCTACCGCTCGGCACATTGAAGCTATTTCAGCCATAGTGCGATAGGCGGTCTTTTGGTTGAATATTAAATCCTCACTCGTAGCATCTTTTCGGTTAGGTGGGGATGCCGGAAGTGTCATGAATGAAAATAATTCATCGATGATAACAAAGATAAAGGGGAGTCTGTCTTTTTTATTAACTTTAGAATTATAAGATACTATTCCAGTTACATCTGCATCTTTTACTAGCTTTAACCTTCTAAACATTTCTTGCTTGATATCGAGAAGCTCTAATATAGTTTCTTCAACATTACTAGACATAGCGGCTAAATGTTTAATGTTCTTAAATGTATTTGCTTCCACCCCACCCTTGTTATCTAAATAAATAATTTTAAGTTGGTCGGGTGTATAATTTTCAATCAATTGACACACAATAGATTTAACAAGCACAGATTTTCCCGAACCGCTCGTCCCAGCTCCCAATATATTCGGAATTGTTTTGGTGAGATTAACTGTCACAGGACCATCTAAAGACATACCCGTTGTGATGTATAGATGATCTGTGTCGGGAATAGGCACAACTTTAAAAGGGTATTTTTTCGCATTCATCAAGTGGCCCTTAAACACCTTAACTCTGTAATTTTGATTATCGTATAGAATCTCTACATCGTTCTTAAATACATTCTCAATTGCGTATTCTAACTTAAGTAAGGAATTAATGTCGCACCCACTTGGGAGTTCAATCCCAAATAGGGTGTAAGTCTCATACTCTTTCAACCACTTCACATAGGCAAATTCCGGTTCTTCTTTTTTATTACAAAGTCGGACCGTTTTGAATAATTCATTCAGCTTTTTTTTATCATCTTCTTCACTATTTCGATTCGTTGCGAATCCCAAACCATACGCAAGTGCACCGGCAGCTATAACGCCAAGCAATAGACTCATTTTTAAATCCCCCTTTTTTTATTTTCTACGAATAGTTTTTTTAAAAATGGGCAGTTTAATAAATTCGGTCGGGGCAACCACGCCCCTCCCTCTTTATTAAATGCGCTTCGCTATTTATTGTCGTATCAACCTTTTTATGCTTCGTTTCGTTGGTCCAGGACAAGATCCTAACCAAAGTGCTACCAATCTTGGTTCAATATTTATCACTTAATACAATATATGCTCAAAAGTCTTGGTTAGTACCAAGACTTTTACTTTTGCGATGATTTAATCATGTTCATCAATTTATTGCCGTCTACCATTTGTATTCCAATCCTTTTTGCTGCGCTTTTTGCATCATTTGTGAAATCGGAAGTCGTGACATAAATCCCTTTTACATCTTTGCCGCCGAGCACACAAGCGCCCACAAAATCCCTCATTTTATTAGAACTAATCGGGCGTGAGTATCTTTTGCATTCGATATAATACGTCTGCCCGTCTTTGGTGGCGACAATATCTTTCCCACCGTCGCCTGTTCTTTTCGTCTGTTGCACTGAATACCCCATACTTTTGTATAGTTTGGCCACATAAGTTTCAAACTTGAACGGATCCATGCGTTTTAAATCGCTAAGAGACATATATTCAACTCTTGATCTGTCCTTCCAAAATAAAATATCTTTATATACAATCACGATAAACATTAACAATACACACAAGATTATTATTGCTATCGTGTAAAGAGCGCCGCTCATAAAACCACCTCTAGTATATGTTGGCTAGGTTTCGCAACATTTATACATTTAAAATAGGCTTTTTAAATGCAAAAAAAAGCACCTGGATATACCAAGTGCTTAGTTATTAAATTCCAAGTCGCTAATATCTAAATCATCAATGCTTTTAGACTCTCCAACTTGCTCTACTTGTTGGATCACTGGTTCGTTAGCTGCGACTTGATTGTTTAAATATATGGTTTCTCTTCTTTGTTCGATAGCAGCCAAATCCTTTAAAAAAGCACTTGGACTGGATTTCTGTTTGATGTATTCGTATAGATACATCTCGCTCTCTTTGAAAGTGATTCTTAATTCTTTTGCCATTTCGCCACTCCAACCTTTCTAAATCCCTTAGCGTTAGCTTTAATGTCAGTGATAGCTTTAGTTTGAGGATAAACCTTTAAAAATAACGGATGTAGTATCTTAGCACCGCCACCGCTTAGGACGATATTGTACTGAGACAGATTAGTATACATCCCACGTAATTCATTAAGCAAATACTTCCCTAAAGTCAATAACGCGTCTTTCTTATATTCTGTAACTTCTTCAAAACTATCATTCTTCACCGATAACTCCCCGTCGAAATATTTTCGCGCATCCTCTAAAGATACACTTAAACGGTATTCGTTATCCAATGTATCAGCTACTTCTTTGTATAGATCAATTAAACCTTTTTTAACAGATTTACCGCCGATAAATTTCCCTTTTTCATCAAACTCAGCAACATCTGTTGTCCCACCACCAACATCAATCACTAGCGTCTTAGAGTTATTGTTGATGTTTGTTAAGGCTTCAACTTTAACTCCATATCCTTCCGGCGCAACAAATACATCCTCGATTGTAATGGCTCTTAATTTATTGTTTAATTTAACCGTTTTACATGAGTTTTGCATCAATGTTCGTCTGATATTTTCGCGTTCACTATTGTATTGCCCAGCAGGAACCCCAACAGTTAAGAAGATAGAATTGCTATCACAAGTTTTTGCGATGGCGTAGTAAACTAGATTGATGAAATTTTCTTTTTCGTGTTTGATTAAATTATTTTCGAAATATCCTTCCTCAAAAATAAATTTTTGATTGTCGATCTCAAACACATCATTACCACTAAATCTGTTTAATTGTTGGTATGGTTTAAGGCGACTCTCAAACACTACCTCATTATTTTCCGAAACACAAACCGTTGTTAAATTTCCGATATCTAAACCTAAAATCATTTCTTACCTCTCCTTTCATCATTTACATGAATCCGTACTTTTTGTGATGTTTACAGTAATATAATACTCCTAAAAAACGAAAACGTCAACAATAATCCGTACATTTTGTGATGTTTTATGTATAATCTGTTTCGTTAGAGCATATAATGTAATATAAAGCGAAAGGGAGTTGATGATGATGAAAGTTAATTATTACGGTGAGGTATTAAAGTTAAATAAGGTGAACGACAATCTATGGATTTCAAACGTTATTGATGAAGATGTGTGCGTAGTATTTCAACGTTATGAAGGTTCTTGGGATCACGGTTATTACACTTTAGATGAGATCGAAAACTTTTAAGGAGTCGGCTGTATGCCGATTCCACCTTTAAACCATAACTAAAGGAGTGAACTTTATGGAAAAATGGGATTTTGAAAAAATTGACTTTGAAGGATGTTTAAATACATCAGAAGCTATTGAAAAATATCTTAGTTTTAAGGAAAATACACCGAAAGAGTTTATGCCATGCCTTGACTGGTGGTTCTTTTGTCACATTGCGGATTATATTTCACATGATCTATACGAGTTATATCATGAAGCTAGTAAGAAGTTAATCGATTAAAAATACTTTTTTAATTGCTTTTGGCGCACATTAATGGTTCTATATATAAGAAGGGATGATGAAAATGGAAACTAAAAAAAATTATTATCAGAATACTGAATTTACCATGTATCGAATTGGTGACCATTTATGGATTTCGAACGCAACTGCTTTAGGTGAGCATCTAGTAGAAGAATTTTCTTTGCAAAAAATGTTGTGGCATCAATCGTTCTATACGACAGATGAAGTAGAGAGTATATTTAATGTTAACAGAACTGCGCTTAAATAAAAAAAGAGGTAGAAACGGAATCGCCCGAATCTACCTCTTTTTACTAAATCTTCATCTGATAGAGATTTTTATGTGATATTTGATTTTTTTATTATATTTAGGTTAACACCTATGAATCTATTATACCACATTATTTAGTTACTTTGTAATCCAAGTCGTTTGCAGTTACTGTGTTATAACCGGCGTTGTGTACTGATTGTTTGTCCGGCGCCGATGTTTTGCACCACAAAACATCAACTGGATTTAAAGTTGAATCTGTTCCGCTCTTTAACACGCTATTTGATTTCGAAGTTTGAGGTGTGTAATTAGGGTATTTGATGTCGTGATCAACTTCGATATGCAAGTGTGCTCCGCTAGATGAACCTGTATTTCCGTAGTTACCGATTACGGTATCTTTCGTTATTTTTTGCCCAACCTTTACATTGATGCTATCTAAATGATAGTATCGCATAGCAATATCGTACCATTTACCATTTTTCGCTTCACACTCTTTATACACAACGACAACGACGTTTCCGCCGCTAGGATGCCACCCAGCATGAGTGACTTCTCCGTTACCGCTTCCCCAAACACGTTTATCTTTGCGTTCTTTATCAGTCACATCTACTCCGTAATGAGTATATCCGAACTCTTTACGATAATTTGCATTTTTGTATCCTGCTGTCACTCGCATCTCGTTGATTGGTAAAATTAATTTTTGTGCCATTTCACTCCACCTCTTTTGAATTGACTTTGTTTACGCCTACTTCTAACATTTGCTTAATTGAGTCTGGAACCCATACATCCAACTGGACTAAGTTCTCAACAATACTTAAACCTTCTTTAAATACGAATCCTAGGACAAAAGTGCTTAAGATTAAACTCAATCCTGGAACTAATCGATCTATAAGAATAAAAATCACTAACACAATGCACTCGCCGATTGAACGAAACATCCCATTACTACAAGTTCTGCTTTTTAACTTCCCTTGTTTAGCGGCTACTAATACACCGGTGATAAAATCAGTTACTATTGCACCAAAAAAAATCATAAATAAGACTTCTAAAGTTACTAATTCCATTTTTACCCCTCTTTTAAATTAAAAGGTCACTCATTGAGTGACCTATTTTTGTTGAACCGATTAAAATTTAGTTTTTAAACGTTTTTATTTCTCTTCTTCTGTAACTAATTCACGAGCGTCCATTAACGCAATTAATTCGTCATACTCTGCCTGAGTTAAATACCCACGACGTAAATAAGTTGTTAATTGACGTTCTAAAGTTTCTCGAACGTATGCTCCACCTAAAATCATAATTTTTGCTTGTTCATAACGTGATAATGCCATTGTACCCACTCCTTTGTTTTTAAGATTAAATGCCTGTGCCGCTTGTGCTACAACTAAGATGCCGGAACCTTCCAACGCCCATTCGATCTCACACACTCGATAATCCATGTCCCAAGTAGTTGCTACAATATCGAGTGAATTTGATTCTAAACTAATAACCCTCTCTTCTAAAGTTGGAGTTGGCTTCGGTTCAGGTGTGTTTAAAACTTCATAAACGATTGTAATACTATCATCCGTTTCCTCGTAACCAACAATAGATAAACTTTGTAAATCTTTGTTATACTCCGGTTTTTCGTCTACAACGATTTTAAACCCGTGCTGCGCCATAACTTCAATGTTTTTATCGAAGTTGACAATTAGTTGCCCTTCATCTGTTGTATATCGGCTTTGAGCATACTCTAATTCATTATTAATTAAAATTCCATAACTCATTTATTCAACCTCCTTCGTTGCAAGATAACCTTCAAATGTAGGCGGGATAGTTTCGCTTGACGCCATAATGTGCGTAGTGTCGTTAAATGAACTAATCGAGCTTACTTTGTTTTCATTTTGATCGAGTATGCTTAAATCAACTGTTTTAACAACCTCTTGAGTCAACACACTACCATCTTCATCAATGCGTTGTGTGAGTTTTCCTGTTAACAAATCCAACTCATCGTACACACTACCATTTGAACGCAATGTCACATCTTCATTGACCGTTAAAATGTTTGATTTAGGAGGTTCGTATGATGTTGCAACGCTTCCTTCCTCTATTTGTATATCATAAAGAAAAGACGCAGAACTTCCCCACGAACACATATAGTCGACTTCATATGGTGGTTTATTTGTTGTGATAATATAAGATGATTTATTACCTATTGGATATTGTCTTCCTTCTCCATTTGTGTATTTAACATAAAAATTTGTCCATGAATCAGTAATACATGATAGTGTAATAGTATATTGTTTTTTACCATCAAGCTTATCTATAACAAATTTATCATTTTTACTATTTGATGTACCTGCTTTATATTTTCCGTTTTCTTTAACTTGTTTTCCGTTTAATAAATTATCACTAAATAAATTTTTCCCTGATGTCGTTAAAACAGGCGTTTTAACTGATACTAATTCGAGATTTCTACCCTCGTCAAAAGTATCTAAAACTTCACCTGTGTCAATGTTACGATACTTTGTAGAACCCTTTAAAATTGCACTCTTAATGGGTTTTTCTAGCGTGTTCGTTGCAGTAATAATAGTACCCGCATATTTAACATAAGTGTAATTTTGAATAACTTCTCTATTGAAGTTAAACAGCAACTTCTTAGACATACTCTACTACACCGCCTAGCCATTCATCTTTAACATAAGTAAAGATAAACTCATAAGTTTTATTCGCTTGAATGGTTGGTTGGGTTTGCCATCTAACGCTTGGCAGAACTAAAGTAATTTCGCTTGTTGTTTTAAAGAATAAATGGATTTCTGCAAATGATGAAACAGATGGCAGTGAAATCCCGTTACCACTTGATAGAACACTGTACTGATACTTGTCTTTTGTTAGTTGCAGTGTGTTTCCAGTAACGCTAACTTGCACAAGCGTGTCCGGTTGTAAACCTAGTCCTGCGAGTTTTTCTTCGACAAAAGCTTCAGTCGCTAATCCTTCAACACTTGGAATGCTTGGTTTATCTTGTAAGTCATTCCATGACGTTGTTCCAGGATCTCCTTTTGGCCCTTGTGGACCTTGTGGCCCAGCATCTCCTTTTGGCCCTTGAATACCACGTTCACCTTGTGGTCCGGTATCCCCTTTTGGACCTATTGGTCCTTGTGGTCCGGGAGTTAGTTCAATGTTGTTAATTTCTTGCGTTACAAAATCAATAGTAGCGTAACCGGATAAATCGACATCACCACCACTTAGTGATGCTTCTGCAATTTTTTGAGTGACGAACGATTCAGTAGCTAAATTAGTAGGTTTATTTGTAATTCCTTCCCAAGTGGTTGTCCCTGGATCGCCCTTGTCTCCCTTAGGACCTTGAATACCTTGCGGACCAACTTCACCTTTATCACCTTTAAGCCCTTGCAGACCTTGAGGCCCAATATCACCCTTTTCCCCTTGAGGACCTTGCGGACCTGGGGTTAACTCTATCTTTTCAATTTCTTGCTCTACAAATTCAATCGTAGCATATGCGCTTAGATCAACCTCGCCGCCGCTTAGGGATGCTTCTGCAATTTTTTGATTAACATACGTTTGAGTGGCTAAATCCGTTGGTTTATCAGTCAAATCGTTATAACTTCCGCTAAAGTTGCTTTTATCATCCCATTCTTTTAGTTTAGATTCTGTCACTTTATCGAGGGTTGATAAATTAGAGTGTGTATGCCCATCTCCACTTCCTCCGGTTCCAACTTGCGCGCCTTCTCCAATACCCATTTCCACGTCATACGCATAGGTTTGAGAAACCTTTACATCTCCATTTTTCATATTCGCTTGGATTTCAAATTGGGTTTTTACTCCGCCTACTCGTACTTCCGATTTAAAAGGAATCAGTATAAGCTTCTTTTCGATATCTTTTATAGTAATGTCGTCAGTAAGTTTTTTACCATCAATTAAATAATTAATTTTCATGCTTTCAACTAAATTTAAATCTAAGTTGACGCTAGCTTCTAAGCCGTCTAAATCAACTTCATTAGATTTGAAAAGCGTACCTAATTCGTGCTTAAAGTAAACATCAAATTTAACGTTTATAATGCCCATTTTGCACCTCCATAATAAAAGCTACCAATGCGGTAGCTTAAAACGTCGTTTTTAAAAAACTATTACCCAATTGTTCCTAAAATTTTTAATATTTTTTAGGTGGGTATACATTCGTTGTATTTTTAACTTCAATCGCGTCAACAGTTCCACCAACAACAGTCACATCAAAAGCGTTCGGTCTTTCAGTTTCTGTTTCATTTTGAATAGTTAATGGAGCGTCTAAATAACTATTGATAACTCGAACAGTAATATGTGCCTGACTAGGATTAACGTTTCTTAAATTAACCGCTCTATTTTGTGTGTTTCTTGATGTGATAAAAGCACTATCTTTAATCAATATATCTGTGTTATCGTTAACTCCAAGGTGTCCTAAGTTATGCATAGATAACGGGCGGTCTACACATTTAAAAATACAACTATCAAATTCAAAATTATTATTTCCAATAAACCCACACCCAAAAGCGCAGGTAATCCCTAAATTGCCTTTTTCAAGAATTACGTTTTTATAGAAATGTTTTTTTCCAATTCCACTTTCATAACCACCACTTTCATCGTGAATAGCATAACGACAATTATTGGCGATAACCGTAACATTTTCTAAATGAGCGTCGTAAATAAAGTTTAAAGGTGAAATAAGGCCCACCAACGAATCTTTTAACTCACTAGTTGACGGTGTAAATTTTAAGGTAACACGACCAATCCCTATAATTTTAGTGTTAGGTGGAACAATATCGTTTAACTCTTGCCATTTTTTTGTGCTATCTAGTGAGTCAAAATAAGTTTTTCCACCCATTTCTTCAAACATATTGTATGTGCCTGGTTCAATAAGAAGGACTTTTTCAGATTCATCATGCTTTAATTTTCGTAAGGCTTCAGTGAGTGTATTGTAATCTTTACCTGTGCCAATATGATAGACGGCTTCGGTAGAACCAATATTGGTATTATTCTTTTTAATGATAACATCATCTTTTAGATAAACTCTTTCATAAAAAGGAATATAGGTAGATGGTAGAGACGTACCCTCAACAACCATGAATTGTTCAGTCGGATAATAGGCGTGTCGATAAGAAATAGAAATGTATTTAGTACCTTTAGGAAGTGTTAAGGTAACATTTTCTTCTGTTGTTGATATGATTTTAACGTTATCAATTCTTTTTAAATTGCTATCAAACCCAAAACAACTGAAAGACAACGCAGTTACTGTATACTTTTTACTATCTGATACTCTTATTAAAATAGAAGAAAAATCATTATTTGTTGTGTATTTGATTGTGTTGTCGTCATTGTATGAAATAAAAGTGTTTATTTTAACATTTCGTTTATCGAATAAATTTTTGCTATTGTCAAAATCTACAATTTTACCGATTTGACTACGAATAGCGCCCCCGATTGTGTCATACGTTATACCATCTGTTCCAATTCTTCCATCGATAAGCTCAGCATCACCAGTTGTGCTTCCTACTTCTAATTTAGTCAACTGATCGATTCTTAACCTTTCAACCGCTAAATCGACTTTACTAGCTTTTTGTGACAATTGTGCATTAGTTTGCGCTTGAATTTCGTCTGATTTATCTAGACGATCGTTGAGTGTATTATGAGTTCCACGTGCCATTTTGACTTCCATATTTGCATTATCGTTATTAACTGATGCATCATCATAGCACTCTTTAATCGCATCATGAATTGCACCACGAACGTCTCTTCCGTATACTGCAGTTTTAATTTTATTTAAATAATTTGTAATACTCATAGCATCACCTCTATAATTGCAATCCGGTGATATGGACATTCACGCTATCACCGGATGCCTTAATTTTTTTTGTTAAAATAGGCGTTGATATTATAGTTGTTTCCTTTTCGATTAAAAATGAAAATGGAATCTCGTCAAATACCAAAACCACTTCTGTCTGCATTGGGGCGTTTAGAAGAATAGTTTTAACAACCGCACCTCTGCTATTTGAATAAATAACTTCTTCTTCATTAGTCAATGTCTGATTAGCGATAATCGCAAATTCTTCCATGATCTACACCTCCAACGCTAGGCGCTTATTCATGCGGTCTAGCTTTTTATTTAGTGTTTCTAACTCGTTTAAGATGCCACTAGTCACTTCGACGTTTGTATTTAACACTTGAATAGCGTCTGCCATAGTTGCATTTGTGCCTTGTAATACCTCGGCCGTTTTCGTTAATTCACTTGATACAGTGGTTAGTGATTTAACTGTTGTCTGCACCGTGTTTTTGACATTAACAAGTTCATCGCTTGTCTTGATTGCTTGAAGTTGATAATCTTTAATATCCTCAAACTTATCTCCAACTTCTAATGATGAACTTTCGGGGTTTTCAATGATAATGGTCTTTGAAGTAACTCTTAACTCTTCATCGATTCCCATGAGTGGATTGATGACTGGGTAATAATTTCCGACTTCGAACGTGTCTAAATCAAGACCTATTAACGCTAAGTCAACGGCATCAATTTTATGAGATTTTTTGATGCGATTGTTTTCTTTTTGAAACTCTTTTCCTTTTCGGATAAGATTGGTCGATAATGTCACATCATCCCACGTTTTAGTGGCGCAAATAATCCCAAACTCTTTAATCGCTTCGTCATCATCAATGTAGATGCTGCCATCGTTAACGTCAGAAATCGTTAGACGTTCATCAGTATCATCTGATAATTTAGCACCAAGCGGTATTAATCGGCTGATAATCTCACTTGGATCGCGTTCTTGTTCAATCGTGACAAGATTTTTCGCTAGTTGAATAACTGTTTCTTTTTTTTCACCTATTTCCGTTAAATAATCTAAGTAACGAACTCCACCTTCGTATCTGACGCGCAATTCCCCACCTAATTTATCTAACAAATCATCTTTAAGTGTATCGAGCGTCTTATCATATCCCCAATAACGATATAAATTCGACTCCACATCAACGATTCCTACTTTGAAGTGTTTTTCTTCGTCAACTTGTGAATTATGATTATCGATAAGGTTTTTTAGGTAATCTTTTACGCTTAGATCGTGATACTCTGCATATGTCACGCTTGAATCCATTAAATAACCTAATTCAGATTCGCAAACAACACTCATTTTAAGTTCGCCAGTCGATGCTAGAGACGGTTTGGCAATTAACACTCGACCTATAAATTCAACGCGCCCTGTGAGGGAATTTTCGACCTCTACACGCGTTTTGAAAGGGTTGATTTGTGTATACCCTGGGTTGTTAGGATAGATATTGAAAGTAAAACTATCAATCGCATTTATTCCTTGTTTAATCGAACCAGTAATGCGAGGTGCGTTTTGATCAGTGGAAGTGACGTTTATATAGGTTTCTACATTGTTATTGATTAATTTAACATCGTACATTACAACACTTCCTTTCTGAATTTAAACTCGATTGTCCCGTTACCTTCTATTTTTAAAGGGTTATCTCCTTTTTTCAATCTGAAACGATAGTCTTTGCTTTCTCCTTCCGGAAACTTGAACGTTTTATTATTTAACGTCACAGTCATTGGAGCGCTACAAACAACAACCGGTGTCACAACGTTTGAACCGTTATTGATTAAAACTTCTCTTTTAAACGACTCAACAGTGAATTTAACATCTTGTGCAACATCTAATTCAAAGTTGAATGTATCCCAAACGTCATCCCCTTCATACTCGTTTCTGATTTTGAATGGATAAGTTCTAAAATTAGCAATCACTTTAGCATAGTTATGATTTTCTTCGAAACTTAAATCGACGCACTCCGCTAGTCGATGGTAACCCACTAGCAAATCATCATAAATCCCAGCTTGTTCCCCATCTAACAACCAATCCGAAATCCTAATTTTCTGAATCTCTAAATCATATTTATCTTTGGCGATTAAGTTAAACTCATAAGTTCTCGTTTCTTCTTCATATGTCTGCCCGCCATACAAAGAACTAAAATCATATGATCCATTCATAAAAGGGATTTTAACTAATGTTTTATTTTTCTTTTTTGTTTCTGTCGTGGCATCTCGCACAGTTAGACCGAAATCACCATAACTGTGCTTACCACCTTTCACAATTCCTATCATACGAGTACACCTCGTTTGCTTAAATTCAATCGATTTCCGGAAACAATATCCGTATATGGCGTAACTGTTTCAGCCAACACCTTACCATCTAACATGGTTTGCACAACAATCGACACCTGTTGTGGTGTTGCGTTTGGTGTATTTAACAATTGCTCAGTTTTATGCGCCGGAGTGACAGATGCCCCTCTCGGCATATTAACTAACTCCGGTCCTTGTTCTCCTACAAGTGTTAAACCGCCAAGCGTGTAGTTTGAACCCTTCCACAATGTCGGGATTTTAGGAATATTAATTCCTCCACCGCCTAAAAAGTCAGGGAGTTTTATTTTATTTAAACCACCAATCAAAGTATTCACTTTATTTATAATCCAGTTAAACGCATTTCTAAACATCGTTTTGATTCCTTCAAGAGGATTAGTTAAGAAAGATTTAATTCCCTCCCAAAGACCTTTAAATGCCGAACTAACAGGGCTGATGATTGTGGATTTGAACCAACCAACACACCCACTCCAAATATTTTGAAGATTTGCCCAAGCATTAGAAGCGCCAGTTTTAACACCAGTCCAAAAATTATTCCACCCTGTTGTCAATGGCGTTAAAATTACGTTTTTAAACCACTCAGAAGCGCCTTTCCATTTTTGGACAATCCAATCCCAACACTTAGATGCTGCTTCTTTAACCGCATCCCAATTCTTGATTAATAAATAGATAATGGCAATTAATGCGCCGATAGCGGCAATAACTAAGGTGATCGGACTCGTTAAGAATGCTATAGCGGTTCCTAGTGCAGTAGTCGTGGCCGTTGCTATTGTTTCAGCTAAAATCATGGCATTTAAAATAACCTCTTGCGCCACCATCGAAGCATTACTTAGGATAGTTGCTGCGTTAAACGCCAATACAGCTGCTGTCAGCGTTCCGAGGACAATAGCAATGGTTGTAATTAATTGCTCGTTTTCAAAAAACGCTGTCGTCAAATCCTTAACTTTATCACAAACACTCTTAACTTCGGCACCAAACTCAATCCATTTTTCGAGCCCCATCGCTTCCATTGCTTCTAAAAGCGCTGTTTTAAAAGAACCTGTCTCTTTGTAGGCATTCGCGAACGCTTCAACAACAGGTAGCAATTTCTCTAATAATCCCGATAAAGCGGAAAATAACTTTTCAGTGATTAAACCAGCAACCGTTGTTAAATTATCCTTTAAAGTCGACATCATCCCGTTAAATGTCTTTGATTGAGCTTCCATCGCTCCTGCGGTAGTTGTTGCCATACTATCAATAGCGGAATTGTAAATATCGGCGGTTAATTTTCCTTCGGAAGCCATTTTTTTGACTTCTGCTACAGTCACGCCCACTTGATCCGCAATGGCTTGATAAATAGGTATCCCTCGATCGGCTAAGATGTTCAAATCTTCGGTATAAGCGTATCCGGCTTGTTGTACTTGCGAGAACTGTCTAGTCAATTCCACTAAACTATCCTCTTGCACACCGAACGCACTCCCCATATCACCTATTTTGGTTAAGGTATCGAATACCGCATCCCCTTCATAACCAGCATTATGAAGATATTTCGCCATTTGATCGACACCCATTTTACTAAATGGAGTTGAAGCTGCGAACTTTTCAATTCGTTCTAATTGCGAGATAGCCTGTTCTTGACTGCCTAACAAAGTTGTCCAAGTAACTTTAGATTGCTCTTTCAAGGCGTTGTATTCAACACCAACTTTAGCGATTGCGGTCCCAAACTCAACAACCTTTTTAACAACAAAAGCACCAGCTATCGCGGTCGCTACTTTTTTAACCGTCTTAGTTAAAGAGTTGCACTGTTTTTCCACGCCGCTAATCCCTGTTTTAAATTCACTGTTATCAAGTTTGATGGTAACTTTCAAATCCCTTAAAGTTTCTGCCACATTTTCACCCCCAACCTTTTAAAACTTTGTTTTTAACCAATCAAGAGTAGAATCGCGTTCTTCTTTTGTTGGTTTTTTCATTGCTCGTTGTTTTTTCTTATCAAAAGGGTGTTCAATTTTGAATTTCTTACCGCCTTGAATCGCTCCATTTGCGTTGTAAGATGCCATAAACGCGAGATTATAATCTCTTTCAACCGCTTTAAAGTGACCGTTCACCGCTAAAGAACTTTCTCTAATTGACATTTGATAAAAAGAATTAGGAGATATTTTCATATCTCCTACAACGATTTCAAAAAGTTGGTCAATGAGAGTAGTTAAGTCAATAACACTATCTTCTTGGTTATTTACTTTCCCTCACTTTGTTTCATTCCAAGTGATTTAATTAATGCTTTTGAAATGGTATTACCTAAGTCCTCCATCGTCCCGCAAGACTCTAAATAATCACTCATCAAATCCCCAGCTTGTTCCACTGTCTTAATTTCTTGACCATGAATTTTTTTCAACCCAAAATAAAAAAGAGAGCGAATTTGCGTAAAGTCCATTGTTTCATCTAACTTCATCACATCTAACCCACACTCTTTCATTTCACATAATGAGTTAATTGTAAATTTTAGAAAATAATCTTTGTTATTGATCTTAATTAATCCATCAACCATACTTTTAAAACCACCTTTTTATTGTTCTTTTGAATCTTTTAACTCGCCACAACCTTCGAATGAGATTGCGTATGATACCACATCATCTTGCCCAGCTTCGATTGACATTGAAGTGATGATTGCCTTTCCTTTGAAGTAGATGCCCTCAGTATTTGAGAACTCTAATTCTACCTCTTGGCTATTTTTGAAAGCCGCTTGAACTGCTGTGATACCAGCATCACTTAAGAAGTAAATCCCATCACATGATGACGACCAAGTTTTGATACCAGGTAATTTTTTAGACCATCCACCTGTCGTCTTACAAGTAGCGTCAATTGACTCCGCGCTTAATTCTAATGAAGCGTTGCGTTGTCCACCAACCACTTGCGAACCAATTTTAATTAATACATCTAATCCACGTACTTCTGTTGCTGCCATATTGCCACCTCCTAATAAATTTCAAACGTGAGTTCTAATATCCCATGATAGATATCATCTTCACGCTGGATTCTTTTGAACCAATCCGTTAAATTAGCGACCTCTCCATTTCCTACAGGAATAACATCGCTAAATAGATTAATGACTGAATTAGCCATTTCCTTAACCTCTTTCTGCCCGTTATAAGCACTAAAAAGGTCTATTTGAATAAAAATCTCATTCCCTTTTGATGTTTTAGTATTTAGAGGTCTATCTTCTGTGTAGCTGAACGCTCCATACGGATAGCCTTCATCTCTTAAACCATCATAAAACGGGAATTTTAAGTTACTTTTGAATAACTCATACAATGCTTTTTGAAGTTCTAAGTCCATCTTATTTGCCTCCTAAGATGTCTTTGATTTTTTTTTCTAATTTTGGTACGTTTTTGTTATAAGCCGGCCTTAAAAAAGGTCTAGCAGCCATCTTATGCGTTCCATATTCAACGCGCGGAGCATATTCTACACCAGTGCTGACGCCTTTGGCTTTTTTTCTTTTTTTAGGGCCGATTTTTGATAAATCTGTTCCAATTTCAACTTCATTATTCTTAATACCTTGAACATCCGTGTATACAGACATCCTTAAACGTCCCGAATCTACTGCTCCGCTATCGGTTAAATTCTTTTTAGCATCTCTTTCGATAGCTAATGCACACTTAAGTAAAGCCTCTTTTGTTTTTTTATCCACGCCGTCTTTATAATCGTCCAAACTTTTTAAGAAATCTTTAGCATCAATTGCAAATTCACTCTTACCCATTTGCGACCAGCTCCAAAACACTACCCTTTGAATGGATATCTTTAATCCCGATGATTGAATACATTAATCCATCATATTTAATTAATTGACCGTCAGCCGGATTAAATCTTTTATCACAAATAAGTTTAGCTTGGATTTTAAAGCCTTTTTTCGCCCCTGTAACATCTTCATTCATTACCTTAGGTATAAATTTACCTCGCAACTCATTCGACTTCACAGGAACTAAATTAGAGCCGCCATAGCCATCGACAATAGGCTTGTATTTATACACTTCAACTTTAGAGTCAATCATTATAACGTCCTCAACTTTCTACCAGTTGAAGCGACATAATCATCTAAAATTGATTTGTATGGCGCAATCATGTCATCTACGAATGTCACGCTATAACCATCGACACTCTCGCTCTTTGCCGCTTCTGATCCAAACTTGCGATATCTAACAACCGCCATCTCTTCGCAAATCCATTCTAACTCCTTTGGAACTGATGATTTGCGAATAGCAATTTTAATCGCACGTTCTGCATCTTCAACAAATAGCTCCACACGACTATATTCGTCTGAGGTATGGTCGTTTAAAATCCCTAGTTTAACTAGTACGTTTTCAATCATTTAACCACCTTCTTACTTGAAGGTTTTTTTGTTTGCTTTTTTTCTTCAACGACTTTCTTTTTGTGTCGTCTTAACATTGCATAACCCATGATAATCCCTCCTTGTATTAAATAAAGAGGGCTCTAGGCCCTCAATATTAAGCGTTAGCAATTTTAACTACTTTAGTTTTGTCACGTAAGTAAGCTGCATAATGTTTGTCTACAGCGTAAACGTTAGTTTTTGCTAAGATGTCACGATCAGATTCAACGTTAGTGTCACGTTTTAACTCGATTCCTAACGCTCCTGGTTTAACGATGTAAGCCTTCCCTTTTGGAACGCGGTTAGATACAACAACTGCTGCATTGTAGATGTATCCGATTGAACCACCGATAGCTCCTTGAACGTTTGAAGAAGGAACGAACTCAGCCCCTTTACGGATAGCAGTGTACTCTTGTGGGTTAATGAATACGCGCATTTCTTCGTCTAAATCTTCACCAAATAATCCGATAGCGTCTGCGATAGATGTTGCGCTAACTGTTGCAGTGTGTTTTAAAGTTGCTCCCTCTAATGCAGCGTAGCAATCTTTTTCGATTTTATCTGCGATAGATAATAATAATTGGTCTGCGATTTCTCCAACTGGGTTTCCATGCCCTGATAAGATAGCTTCATCTGTAATTTCAACTGATTTAGCAGCCTTTTTAACTGTAACCGTTGAATCATTAGAATTTAATACAACTGGAACGTCAGCCACACCCTCAGCTAAATCTTGTGCTGAACCAATGTATTGCCAAACAGGAACTGTTAATGTGTTACCTGGACGACCTTGTAATGTTGTTCCAACCACCGCTAAAGGTGATAATTTGATTTTGTCCACTAATTTAGCGTCGATGTACTCTGCCACTACTTGTGGGTTTAATAAATTTGATAATTTAGTTGTTGCCATACTTTAAAACCTCCGTTTTAATTAGAATTTTCTTGGCGTGACCTAGCAAACTCTTCAAACGTCATTTGCTTCACGTCTTTTGGTTTTGGCGACTGCGATGCAGTCATTTTTGGTGTCGTACCTTTTGTTCGTTCAATTACTGCATTGTCTAAGTGTGATTTATAAGCTGAATCGAATTTTTCGATGTTTTCAATCGTTAATTCTTCATTTTCTGCGATGAAATAAGCCGCTAAATCCGCTGGCAATCCTTTTTCACTTGCTAATTGTTGAGCCTTGATTGTTAACTCTTTGCGAACTGCTTCACGTTCCTTTTCAGCTAACCTCTGCTCTAACTCCTTGATTTTGCGCATCTCCGGTGTTTCTTCCGGGTAACGTTTTGCGATCTCTTCGTCAATTAACTTCTCTAAATTGTTTTGCTTCCAAGTTTCTAAGCCTTTATTGAAATACTTGTCTAACTTTGGTTGCATTAACTTTTGACCTTCTGAATTTTGTAAGTAGTTCTCAATATGAGTTGCTGTTAACACCTCTGTGATAACTTCTTGATTTTCAGATAAGAAAGATAAAACTTGTTCTTTTGTAATTTCCATTCTTATAACTCCTTTTTTGCCCCACAAGTGTCGAAACCCAGGCGGTGCAAGTATTTTTAGGTATAATAAAAGGCCGTTTTTAAACGACCTTAATTATTTGAATTGCTCTATTTTAGATATGCCGAGTTCTGCGAACTTCTTTTTGCCATGATTTCCGCCACGATGTATAACTTTGATAAGGGTATCTCTATGGATTCCTAAGTTTTTACTAGCTTTAGTCATGCTAGGATATTCCCTAACTTCACCATCAGCAAAATAAACTTTCACCTTCGCGCCACCTTTATCATCATATCGTCCGGCCTTTGCTGAGTGTTTGTTATTTTCCGAGTATGTAACAATTTCTAAGTTTTCTAACGTATTATTTGATTTATCAAAATCTTTGTGATTAACGGCCATCCCTGGCGGTATCTCGCCAATAAAAGCCTCAACAACCAATCTATGAATATAAAATCGTTTCCCTTTGTTATCTTTATAAAGGCTAACGCTTTTATAACCCCGACCGTTGTCTATTTCTTTTTTTAATTGTCCTTCTCTGAACTGACAAGACTCATACCCAGCTTTATTTATATAAGGTGTAGTTCTAGGTAGGCTTTTAACCCTCCCTAGATTGCTAACTTGATATTGACCTTCATAACCTTTGATATCTTTCCAAATTTCTTTCATTAAAACACCTCTTTTATGATTACTTTTTGGGCTGACATTAATATTATTAGCACAATTATCGATTGAATGCGTCAGCTACCAATCTTCAATCACTGGTATAACTGTGCTACGGCAAAAGGGTGCATCGGCGGATAATTCTCGCCAACTACTGCTTTGCTCAGTTCGAACGTTTCCCCGTCTAAATCTCTACATAACTTACTTGTTCGTTTATCATGAGCAGCGAGAAATTCGTATTTCTCAACGACTCCGCTATCTTTATAACCCTTCAAGTGCGCTTGATTCATGGCATAATTCGTTTCGGTACGCACAAGGCGCTCGGCTTGATAATAAAGTACGTTTAAGTCCTTTTTTAATTGCCTAGCCATCTTCTGAATACTGTCACCACGAATAATACCAACAGTTAAATCCTGTTGGATATATTTCACAAGAGCGTCTTTGTTATCCCATATGCGGTCACTAAACATCTTCCCGGCATATGGGTATTCAATGATTTTTTTGATCGCTTCTCGCGGAATCCCTGGAGCCATAACCCCCATCAACTCACACGCTTTTGCATATTGGTCGCTAAATAATCCGATTAATGTATCTTCTAGCGTCATTTGATACTCATGGGTAACTTTACACAATTCCACGTTTATCGCGTCTTGTAGCGCCCGCAAACGCGTTATTTTTGAACGTGCTTTAAGTCGTTCAATTTCTATCTTGATGTATTCCGACTTAGTATCACGATACATAGCGTGTAACTCTTGGATTTTCTCGTTATATTCCGCTAAGTCAATCGGTGTTAGCATTTGAGTCACTGTCGCATAGTCGAGTTTATGATCTACTGCATATTTCATCATGAAGTCATTAACCTCTTTTTCAATACTCCTAAAAGCATCACGATATAAAGCGGATAATTTCTTCATGACTTCTTTTTCGGTCATTTTAGCGACTTTATCCAGTTCCTCAGACCGTTTGAGCCAATAGGATTTGTTGCTCAAAGGCCCCCAGTATTTATCGTCTTTTTTGCTCAATCCTATCACCTCTTAAAACAGTGTTTTTAAACTTCTTCATCATCTGTCGGCACTTCATCAACCATTGGGAATGAATACGTCTCAAAAGCTGCCTCTTTTTCACTATTCACACGATCTAACTCTTCTTTTGGTTTTTCGATGAATGGCAATAAGGACAACAACGTTTCATTTGAAACAATTCCATTAAGTGATGTAACCATTTGTGCAATCTCAGTAACATTTTGAGGTAAAGCACGCGTAAAAGTAATTTTATAATTTCTATAATCAATATTTTGACCTCGCATATTTAGGACATTGACGATTAATTCCAACATTCGTTGAACCGACTTGCGCCACTTAGATTCTTTTTTGTTCATCTGTTTTTCTAACCCAAACATTTTATAAGACAAAGCCACTCCCGAAGCATTACCGGCAAACGATTCATCCGTAAGGTTAGGTGTAGCCGTTAACTTATGGAAGTCATTCGTTAAGCGATTTAACATATTCTGAATGTATGTATCGCTCACTGTCTTAGTTAAGAATGAAGCGTCACCGTCACCATCAACTAATAAAGTGCGGTTATTCTTCATGTCTGCGATATCTTCGCTATCTGTCGCGCTTAGGTTTTTAAGTAATAAATAAGCATTATCGAAATACTCAATCTCATTAACACTTGATGACATGATATTCTCGATTGCATCAACAATACTGATAGCATCTTCAAACGAACCCTTGCGATGCTTATTCTCGATAAACTCAATCATTGGAATATCGCCAAAATAGTTAGGCTCTTCACCCATTAAAACCGGTGTTTGAAGGTCCCCTTTGTAATAACTGATTTTATCTTTGTTATAAATCGTGATTTCAGTGAATGTCTGATCGTTAGCTGTATACTGACGATAAATGACCGCCCCAATCGGCTCTTGTTTGATGCTATTATCATAAATAACAAAACTTTCAGATGGTTTTAAAGGACTCATACGAATAAACCCTTCTTCATCAATCCAAAGCACCAAGTTAGCGGTCCCGTGAATAGATGAAAGCTCGTCCAAATCACTATTCACATCCTGGAAGTCGTTATATTCTAAGATATCATTTAAAACTTCCGTTTCTGTTTCGTTATCACTTGTGATTGTTAATGGTTCACCACTGAAATACCCAACACGAATACCTACCGCATGGCTAGGCAAATTAGTAACTACCTTATTATTCGGCTTTGAAGCATCTTCCATCGTTCGATTTAAAATGTCGTGTTTGCCGATGAAATAATTCTCTAACCGGCGATAACGAGCCTTAGTTTTGTAGCGATGTGTATTAATTAAATTTAAAACCTCTTCTAGCGTAATATACTCTGAGTTTGTTGTAATAACTGTCATTTGCCCACCTCCTAAAACTCGAATTTTAATCGACTTTAAGAACAACAAAAAAAGCCGCCTAAATAGCGACCTTTAATTTATTCATAAAATCTTCTAGCAAATCATCAACGTCTCTATCATCATAGACCGACACCATTTCAACCGATTCCCAACCGACAATCTGACGAACTAATTCAGCTGGAAAGCCTAAGCGACCTAATTCAGTCGTGAAATTATGTCTTAAACAGTGAAAATAGAAACTAACATTTAGCGCCTTACCAAACGATAATGCCCACGTTGATAACGTTTGAGCTTTCATCGGTTGCCAGTTGCCTTGTTTATCTTTATATACGAATAATTCTTCAATTTCATCCGGAACACCTAAACGACGACGTTCTTCCATCCATAAATCAAAATAAGGTTTGAATTTATTGATTAATACATAGATGTAGATCATCTTACCATTTCTTCCTTGGCCTTTAGTGCGAACTTTCTCATGAGTCTTATAGAACATATCCATGCGAATATTTTCATCTTTAATGTGAGTGTGTTTAATTCTCACTAACTCACTTTTTCGTCTACCGGATGCCCAAGCTAACGCAAAAGCACAAGCCTTTTGATATTTTTTCTGTTCTACCAGTAAATCTAAGAAATTTTGACATTGCTCATCTGTTAATATCGTGTTGTCGCGTACCTTAGCCATCTTAGGCGCTTCGATTTTTAAGATGATATTGCGAAAGTTTGCCCACTTTTCATCTTCATCTAACATTGTTTCGATATAGTTGCTTAAGCTGGATAAGGTCGCTCTCACATTCCGAATACGAGCAGGCGATAGATTCTCCGACACCATATACGTCTGAAATTTTAGATAATCATTCTTTTTAACTTCTGAAAAATCTTTGTTCTTACAATGATTTTTACACCACACAAAGAAAATATTCAAATTGCTCCGATACACCGTTAATGTGGTATCGGCTTTTCCTGTACCCTTCATGTAGCTTAGATAATCCTCAATCAAATCTAGGTTATCTTGATTAACACCTTTTAAATCATCGCAATCAGCACTCATCACGCGTCTTGTCTTGCGTGTATTTACGTTTTTATAAGCCATATCAACACCCCCGTAACATATTCACTACATCATATGCCTAGAGTGTTGGTTTGATGCCTAATAAAACCTAAATTTTAAATACCTAGCATTAATTTAGCTGATGTTAATCGCGCTGCACTGTATAAATCACTGTATGAGTACCTAAGGGCATCCATCGTATGAGAAAAGTCATGATCGTAGCTATCTTCTATGTACTGACCGGTCTTTTTGTCTTTGAGATACACATAGTTCTCTAGTTCGGCAGCAACATTGACGCACGATTCATGGCAAATAATCTTCATATCCTGTAAGAAAGAAATACCGGCTTTAACACTCCCAGCGCCCTTTTTGGCACTAACTGCATTAAATCCATTTCTTCTGAGATAATCCACTTTGTCCGGTTCTGCGCCATCACAGTACATTTTTTGTTTACTGATACCTAACCCGATGATACCGTCTTTGATTTCTTCTAAGGTAGCGCCACGCTTATAAAACTCACCAATGATATAAATCTCTTTCTTCTGCTTATCAAATAGACTGACAACGACCGTTGTAGGATCAACAAACCCCCAGTCAATGCCGACTCTTACTTCTAAGCCTTGCTTAATTAACTCGTTAATATCGAAGTCGCTTAAAACGTGATTTTTATATACAAGACCTTCAACATCTGCTCCCCAGTTACCGTCACAGAACACCCTAGCTTTATTAGGATTAGTGCGGTACATATCCTCTAAAGCCTTAACGTATTCGTCCGGTAAAAAAGGATTATCTCTAAAGGTAGATTGAGAATAAATGGAACTTTCCGGTCTTGTAGAACCTTCGCAGAAGTCGTATAACCAATGCTTGGCACTAATCGGGTTAAACGCCATATAAATCTGTTGGTTCGGCGCTTTACCACGCATACGAAGATTTAACTGGTCTACGATTTCTTTTGGGACTTCATAGACCTCTTCGATAAAGACATCTGTAATCCCAGCAATAGAAAGCAACTTTTCCTCATTGTCTAATCCGACAAAGATAATTTCGCTACCGTTGGGGAGCGTGATGCTCATGTCACTTTCTTTGATACGCGTTAAATGAGTGATTTTAAATGACTCTATTACGTCTTTAAACAATTTAAAAACCGAGTTACGCATTGTTGTTCCATAACGGCGACAAATCATAACTCGGCGCTTTTCTCTTAACGCTTTAATAATAATCTTTTGAGTGATGAAATGACTTTTACCACTTCCGGCGCTTCCTTTGTAAATCTCCCAACGATGAGAGTAATCATTCAACAATGGAAGAAACTTAGCGCTGAACGTCCTTGCGTGGATGTTAAGTTGCATTGTCATCACCGACAATATTTATGTTAATCGCCACATCATCTCTGATGCCTTGATCTAACTTCTGTTTCTCTAAATCGAATTTCTTCGCCTTAAGTTCAAGTTCTTTAGCTTGTAACTCAATCTCTTGCGCTTCCTTACGATCTTTCCATCCGTGAGGTTTGCGATTCTTCAACCAAAAAATCATAGCGGTCACGTTACCGTTGATTGCTGCTTTATAAAGTGCATTTTCGACTTCGTAATCGACCACTTCTTTTCCTCTTTTTAGGGCAGTCATTAAAGCCGAATATTTGTTTTTGTACTCTTTAAGCGTTGAATATGAAATTCCTAAGTTATGCGCTATCTGTTCTTCGGTTAAGCCATCACGCGCCCAACCTTCAACTAATATTAACTTATCTTTAACATGAGTCTCGTATTTAGACTTCGCCATGACTATCACCACCTTGTTACATAATAAAAAGCCATTCCGAAAGGGAATGACTGAAAGAAAGAAAAAAGTAGAAAATAAAAAGTAAAAAATAATTAGAAAAGGAATCATTCAACTATGAAAAAAAACCAACTTTACATAAACACACTAAATACGAATGTAAGGAGACTAGCAAGCGGTTGGATTTGCACCAACTTCACCCTCTGCTTTACTAACATAAGCTACACTTGCATATTGCCACACCGTAGCATGGCATTTGAGAGACTTAAAGACAAAGTAAAGTTAAATTTATTACTCACAAGGAGATTATTATGTTATGTTCTGCTCACTCTGCTCTAGTAGGACTCGAACCTACCGCTTAGGGAACAACGCCAACCTGGTCGAGCATATTGGGACGGCTCTTAACCGCCCTCTTGGATAATATTAACTGTTAGAGGAAAATAATGCTTCCTTCACTACAGACCGCATTGATAATCAAGAACTTATAGTAGTATGTTAGCCACTTGCCGGAGTTGCACCGACTATTACTCTTAGTGGCATATGAGGGTTCGTCACACCCTCGCTCATAGACACAATGGAGATAACCCAACTCTTGAGTTATGTCACACAGATAAAGGTTTGAGATTATTCGATGCCATACTTAAATAACAACCACGTCCGTCGTCATATCGGACACACTAATATAATACCATATATTTCATCGACAAAAGTGACAAAAAAGGGACATTATTCATGCCCCCTCTTAAAATTCTGATTTTATTTATAATCAAATCTGTATAACGTATTTAAAGTTGTTATCCAAAAACCATAGTCATTCTCCTCAAAGTCAACAACAGTGCTAGTAGTCCACCAACTGCCATTTGGATATTTAATTAGTGCAAGGTTTCCAATCTCATATGTAACAGTGCAAATTCTTCCTATGCGGTGTGGAGTTTTTACTTCTTTAGTTTCCCTATCTATAATATCACCTATTTTTACTTGTCCAGTTGTAACAAACTTCATACACTCACTCCTATAAATAAAATTTGTATTTTAATCTACTTGATTTCTTGCAAACTTAATCGGCAAACCAGCTTGTTTTACGATAACATCCAACACAGCGTCAAATTTCTCGCTTTTCTTAATAAGTTCGTCCGCAGTTTTAGGATTTGGATGTTCAATACCACACGTAAACACGTTTTGTGCTGCAATAGTCAAGGCTAATACAATCTGTTCTACTTGTTCATCATTTAAAGATAATGTGTTCATATCATCACCCTTTAAAACATCAATTTTAAATTACTTCTCAAACGTGTAAAAACTATTTCGTGTCTGTACTAAAATGTGGCTAAAACTTTCATCTATCGAGATAACTTCACTTGTTGTCGTTGTTGAATCTTTTGTAGTAAACACCAACCCATGACCAACTGAGCACACCTTTAACTCGCATTCTTTACCTAAATCATCAAGTATATTTCCATAACTATTATTTACTTTAGGTTGTTTTAGATTAAAACCAACAAACTTCATAACATCACCTCTTAAAACTATATTTTTATTCGCACTCGACCAAGTTTTTATCGCTTAAATTATAATTATTATAGATAAGTTCTGCCTGTTCTTTTGAAATTAATTTAGTTTTAATTAATCTCGAATGATAATCATACGTCATAAATTCATACACGTTTGATTCATTATCCACTCGTAATGCCAAGTCGCCATAAAACCCAAATTCATAACAACCATTTTTCATCTGTTCACCTCATAAAATTAGTTATTTAACGCCATTTCTAAACTTTTCCATCATTTCAGATCTGCGTCGCTCAATTTCTTTCTTTCGTTCTTTATATTCGTTGGAATAAGCCTCGTCAAACTCACATTCGACTAGCTGATACATATAAACATCTTTCATCCAGTGCATCATGGCCTTGTATTTATTTGGCTCATATTCATACAACATTTTTAACTCTTCTCCCAAGTTCTGAGAGTACGGGCAGGCACAACATCCGGTCCTTGTGCATCCATAAACTTTGTAGGCATCGGATAATTCAATGCCGAATTTCTCGATAAATTCATCCATTATCTGATCATCCCAATCAATGATAGGCATTGACATCACAAATTCTTTGTCGCCCTTGCGTTTGATTTTCACACACGAATCGTAAGCCATCGAACGCGTTCCACCTTCTGCTGTTCTAACACCGCTAAATGATCCACGCATATTATTTTCTTTTTCAAAATCTTGAAATGGGTACTTTTTCATATACTGACAGCATTTGTTAGCTATTTTAAACTCAGTATTAGGATGTATAAAGTGCATATGCTTGTTGGCTAGTTTATAGCTATTTCTTCCCGGTATCGGCACACCACCCTTCAACCTTACTCCCGTTATCATCTGATAAGCTCTAGCTGTTTTTAACGGTTCATCCATATGTCTTTGATAAGTAGACAAGGCTTCGCTTTTTAATTTGCTGAGACAAGGTTTGCCATACTCGTTTATAACTTGTCCAAAAGGCTTTCTAGGTTTAGAAATGACTATGTTATCGTAAGGGAACTGTTTTACAAACCTTAGCGTAGCGTCTAACTCTATCCCTGTATTTGCGAATACGAAGGGGATCTTTGTTTGTAGATCCGCCATCATAATCAAATGTGCCAACACTGTACTGTCCTTGCCTCCGCTAAAACTCAAATATATTTTGCCACCAGTTCTTTCATAATCTCTTTTAATTCTAAAAAGAGCATCTTCTACAGCTAACTCTAAATCCATCATTATCTCCCCTGTGTGTTTTAATAACCTAGCTTTCCGAAATCACAATTCATTTGATCTAAGAATGAGATTAAACCGTCTTTTGTTTTAGGAACTTCAATTTCTCCTTCTCTAATCATCTTTGCAACTTCATTTACTTGCTTAATCGTTTCATCTGATAAGTTAGGATTAACCCTCGGAAGTCCGACACCATTCGCATTAACGTCCATTAAAATCGTACGTCCACCTTCAAATTCACCATTAGCATAGGCATTGATTTGATCGTATGCCGCTTGCCCTAGATATTTCATAGCGCTAGTTAATATCACTGAACT